ACAACCACCCATGGGTAGTAGATTGCTGCATGTTCAGCATTATCCGCGGCCTGAATGGTTAATGCCATTTCCTTTATTAACGTTGGAGTATCTGCCTCTGGTCCGTACAGAAGGGCGACTCTGTTATTCGTGTTTGCATGAGTAACAAGGTAACCATTCATTACGTCGACACTGACAAAATCGGCAGCAGCAACTGCTCCAGTTCCAAGGGAATCCGAGAAGAGGTTGAGAGCGGTTAAGTATTCGCTGTCGGTGACTGAAGCATAACCATCGTTACCTGCACTCAGGGCTCCGTTAGCCTTCAGAAGAACAGCTGGGATAGTGGCATTGCTTACGACTGCAGCTTCCACGTATCTCAAAGCCACTGGGGACTGATTTATTCTGCCAACAGCCTGCGAGACGCTCGTGACGATTCCTGTTGAGTACTTAAGTACGTCCAGGTAATAGACATTGAGTTTGAAAGTCGTTGCCGTCGGTTGTGTAATTTCGATGTCAACATCGGCGCTCCAAGCGCCAGCACCGTTTGCGGTGAGTGTCATCAAGCTGACGCTTCCCGAAACAATTGTTTTGGATCCAACGGTTGCGGCACTATCAACAGCTCTGCTGATATAGCACTGTGTTCCGCCCTCTTCGAAGAATGACTCGACGATTGGATGAGTGTTGGAGTAGCTTAAGTAGCCACCGTACACGTCTTCAAATTCAGCGATGCTTTGGACCAACGTAGCTACGTCCGAAGGACCGCGCTCCGTTAAGCCCACCAGGAACAGCTGTGATGATTCACGAACTGTTGCCGTTGATGGACCGGTTCTTGTTGATGTTGAGATGACTACGCCTGGCATAGGACCTTCCTGTCTAGGCTAGGGGAACCCCGTACTGGTTTTAATTGTACAGATCCACGATGGTTATTACGTGCAACTATTTATTCGTTTTTTACTTATTCAGTTTAAAGATCTTTCATATAAATAAAATGATAACTAAACTGTAAAATCAAATTCGACTGGCTCGCCATTTAAAAGTTCGGGCATCTGAACAGTGACATCTATTTCTGCCACTTCTCCTATGTCCAATCTTTCAACAACTTCGTCGATTTCAAGGGTATATGCCAGAAAGGCTCCGGCCATGTACCTTTCGCCTTTTAATAGCGTTGTGTCCGAAAATTCTTCGCGAATTGTGCCTTCATCAATTAATATTCTAAAATTAGCCCTACTATCGTAAGCTTTTAGGCATGGATAATCGAGAAGAGAAGACCTTATGACGGTTATCATCCTGTCGCGCATTAGCCCACATTCCTGTGGCCCCTCCGTCCTCACCCAGACGTATGTGCGCATCGAATAAGAAACGCGATAAACGGGATTATCTCTTTCAAAACCTATACGTGTTAGTTGATTTGTTGACAGAACAAGCGTAACCACCGATGGCCATGCGTCTATTGCTAGCGGCTCATGCGTTATATACTGCTCGGGGTCGGGTAACTGGGTACTGTCTGCGTTCCAGCCATTCCTGTAGGTTATGAGTCTTAGTGGTATGTCGGTAGAAAGATATTGATTTACGTAGCTTTTTGCTTCGTGTGCACCGTTCATTAAGTTGATCATGTTATTTTACTTCCAAATTTAATAAACTTGCCTGTGACGTCAGCTAGGTCTTGATCAAAAGTGCGCGGCACGAATATGATTTTACGTGCCGGCATTGTTTCTGTTCCGTATTGATGAAATTTTGGCACTTTGCCAACTACTGCGAATTCGGCTTCCATGTCATCGATGCTGCTGGCAGCATTGCTGGAGATGCTTGCGACCTCTTTAAGTAGCCCTCCACTTCTCACGAGCATGGGAGCCCCCGGAAACCTACTCATCTTCCATGCTGCGTAGTTCGGCGACAGTGGCGGCCAAGCCCCCTTGAGCATCGCTCTTGCCGAGAAGCTTCCCATGGTAGAAAAGTTGGCAGAGTACGCACGTTCAAGCTTTTCCCCAGCCCACCTAAGGACGGGTTTTAGATTGTTGGCTCTGTCCCTCATTGCCTGAAGGCGATCTTGGGCTTCGTCGTTGTCTACGTCGACGGTTATTATTACGTCAACGTATTTTCCTCCTGCCATTTTAGATCCGAGATCTTCTGTACTTTCGCACGGAAGCTAGTTCTGAATCTAAAAATCCAGTGACCAGAGGCCCTACGTTCCTTGTGTTCAGGTCCTTTACGCCAACTACGTCGTCATACATGTTCTGCATTTCGCGGGTAGCTGCACGCATTATGAGTAATTTAAATATTTTGATAGAATCCCCATCTAGCCCTGCATCGTAGGTTATTTCAATCAAATCATCTGCATAGCCGTAGTAATAGTCGATTCCGTATTTTCTAACGACATAGTCAGTGTCCTCTACGAGTGTTCTTTCGGTCCCGAAGATCGGGGTTACTTTTACTTCCGTGATCGAGACTATTGGGGTGTTCTTTAGGTACACGGTCGGAGGTGGCATGGCGAATACCGTTGCGTCTATACCTGTTGTTGCGGTGAAGCTGGTATTGAAATTATTTTGATTCGTTGTCAAGAATGTCCCAACAGGGACGCCCACGTGGCCGGAATCAAGCCTGATTGTCTCTACAAACTCTCTTACCGTTATGGGGCGGCGCAGATAAGCCTCTAGTTCACTTTCCAGCCCTTCAAGGATCATCGTAGCCGCATCCTCTTGGCGCGTCGTTAATGAAATATCCATATAATTCTTTATGTCGGATAATTCAACAAGCATTGCTGTCCTTACTCTGCCAAGCGTCAATCAATTTTAAAATATTGTAGTTAATTTTACACCAATTATTAGTCGTTCCGTTCAATGCATACTGCTTGACGGAGGCTGGTTGGTGAGTTAGTCTCTGGGGATGGCACTAGAAGAACCACCCCAGAAAGCCGTCGATATCCAAGAAGGCACTGTTGACATACTAAATCATGTGACTGAGGTTTTATGGCATTTCTTTTCAGGAAATGAAAAAAACTTAAACACTGAAGACGAGATTAATGAATTTGTAGAGTATTTGTGGAATATCGCGGTAGCGTGCATGGCCTCGGTAGGTATGGAAGTGCTTGAAAAAAAAGGGAATAGTGAGTATCGTGTAGCTTTTTCTCCAGTAAAAAATGTTAAAGAATTTTTAGTTTTAAATTCTTAGTATTTTATTGATTTAAAAAATATTAAAAGAGGGTAATTTGAACACAATAAACAAAATTGACGTAACAAAGATTGCGCCGATAAGCAAAAAAGAAGCAACAACAGCAACTCTTGACTCTCTTCAAAAGATGCTGGAGGTGATGTTTTATTTCTTCGAAGATGAAGACAAGGAGCTTGAGTTTGAAGAAAACTTAAATGATTTTCTTCAGCAAATGTGGGATATCTCAGTCATAGCCATGATCGCCGCCGGGATTAAAATAATCGGCAAATCTGAAGATGGAACATACATAGCAACAGTTACGCCACTAAATGATTTCAAAAAGTGGCTATGCAAGCACGATTTCGCCGATGAAAGTCAGACTTTTTTGGAAGACATGTGCGAAATGGACGACGAGCCATTAATAGGGATGCATGAAAAGCATCTAATTATTTAGACTTTTTGCCCCTACCGGTCTTGCCACCTCTTCCTGCCGTCTTTACAGTTTTCACTCTTTTTGCTTGAGATGCTGCGGCAGCAGTCTTAGATTTTGGAGGTCTGATAGTGGAACCACTTCTGCGGCCGGTTCCGCCAAAAGTCGAACCATCGATCCCGGGAAGGAATCTTCCTGTTCGTGCTATGTTTAGTTTGTCTATTGACGCTGCGTTCGCTTGAGTTACTCTTGCTCCGCCAACTTGAACTTTATTTCTTCTTGCTCTCGCATAGGCGGCGTCTGCCAATTTATCAAAGGTCTTGGTCTTGGTTCTTCCGAGATAAGTAGCTCCACCTCGGCCTTGTCTTTCTACTCCAGAAATTCCCGAAATAACATCTCCTCGACCTGTTTTGCGTACGCCACTTTGTGCTCGACCAGATGGATTCTCGCCGCGCTTCTGAAACTCTTGACGCAATCCGCGCTTCATTATTTTCTTGGTACGCCAATTTTTTGCCGGCTTTGCTCTTTGGTAGGGCTTGCCACGTGCGCTTCTGCCTGCCGAGCTGTATTGTGCAAGTCTAGAAAGGTCTCCGTACTTGCCTTTTCTTATGTCGGATTCTTTTACTCCGAATACTTCTCTAGCCAATTTTGCAAATTTTTGAAACTCTCTGGGAAGTTTTCCAGTTTCCCTGTATCGACGATTTATGTCGACAAGGTTATTCATGACATAAGCAGCATCGTCGGCAATGTCTGGACCGTAGCGAACACCTGGCATATTTTTACTCCTATAGCCTTTTTAAGAATATACCAGAAAAACTACTTATTTAACGGTCATAATTAGGAGGTCTTTCTATTAACACTATATCTTCAGACTTATTTGATGGAGCTTCTATGGGAACCCAAGCTCTTGCATAGTTATGTTCTGATATTTTTCTTGTTTTTATGAGGTCGCCGTCAAGCATTAATGACAATTCTTCCGACCTCATGCATAGTATCGATTCAAAATCTTTTGCTGAATACTGACCAGTCCTTCGTAATGACCTTACGATATTTGAAACTTTTGCCGCCATGAGTACAGAGTGACCCCTATTTAGCTGAACGTGCATCATCATTGCTGACGCCTGATCAACATCGTGGAAAACTACAGGAATCAGGCCATTTGTCTTTTTTAGAACCTGCTTAATGTTCGATGCGATCAAAAATCTCTCAGAACCATCAATTATCTCGCCGCTCTCTTTTCGCACGTGTATTGGCTGTATGAAGCCATGCTGAGACAGCGATGCGGCAATTATTAGCATTTCCGGACGAAGCACATAGGTCGCCCTCCATGATGGAACAGTTAATTCATTATGGTCAACGTATTCTATATTTATCATAATTCAGAGTCCTCTATTTCAGTTGCCCTAATTGTAAATGCTCGTGTCTTTGGACCAACCGGGGTGGGTGAATTGACGTCTATTTCATTTAGCATTAAATTTCTCACAAGCCAGCTAACTGGGTATCCGTGTGGATCTGTGATGTGCTTTTTGCGAAACTTGGATACATAAACTCTTGCTTCCATTTTTCGCCTGTCTCCAATCAAGTATTCATCGATAAATCTTGAGGCACCGTCGAATCCGTCTACAGCATAGCTAGATATCAATTTTTCAACATTGAATTCAGGCCACAACCTACGTTGTGCGTCTATGTATGGAAAGCACTCAAATAATCTGTCATAGAATTCTGGTTCAGTAGCAACCACGTCGCCTATTCTGCGTATTGCCGTAGCGTGAAGTGGGATCCCGATTCTAGTGTTGCTTCCAGTCATGGTAGCGAGATCGTAGTACTCGCAGTAGTCGGCACCGCACTCCTCGATTATGTACTTGAAGACATCATTTGTGTTCCAGTCATAAATGACTTTGGCAAACTTCATCGGAATTCCGGCCTTTAGTTTGTACGGAGTATTTATGTAATTCTCGTGCAACTTTTGAACAACTGATCGATACCTAACCATCGACTCACTGGCACGCACTCCAGTTAGGAATGCCACGTTTCCCTTCTTGCCCTGCATTGTGTAGTAGTCGGTTTGCTCCGGCAGCGAACTATTATGAGTAAGACCAAAATTTTTGCCAGTAATAGCCCATTCCGGCATCTCTCTCACCCATCGGCCCTGTTGAAAGCGTTCTTCACTCCAAAGCAAAGTTGTAAGTCGTCTTCCAAGTACCCATATCTCAGCAGGGTATGGCAGACAATACCATTCCATATCTACCCATGGATAATTTCTTACACGCTCAACGTACTCAACAACCGTTGGGCTGACCATTTCTTCGTCTCTGAATATTACTTTTACTGGACCGAGCCCCCTCTCTTCGTGAACTTCTTTTGCTAAATGAAGAACAGCTGTTGAGTCTTTACCTCCAGAAAACTGAACACAAACAGTATCGAAAGTATCGTAAACGTGCCTTATTCTTTGACGTGCAGCGTCAACGCACGACATGTCAAGGAATAGTCTCTGCCTCGTCATATTTCTATATGTTGATCTATGAAGTCTATTATTCTCTCTGCAGTGGTGACTCCAGCAACCGCTGGGTCGGCCTTAAGCCATTTTATGAATTCATACCATCTAGCCTGCTGCTGATGCGTGTCAAACACTATTGTGTACTGGACAACGGCTTGTGGCGCAGAAGACGGAGATACAGTTGTTGAACCGCGCACAACAGCGTCGTCTTGATTAACACCAGCGCGAACATTGAGTTCCGTCTTGCCGTCAACGTCTCTTGTCACTGAAACTGTATCCATATTCATGCGTGCTGGCTTGTGTAATGCGCGCTTTTCTTCATCGTCTTCTGGGTCTCTATCAAATCCATTCCCAAAACCATTACCAGATGGCGACTGAATTATTGGTGGAACGTAAGATCCAGCACTCGAAACTATTTGATTATCTTCACGTATAGATTTTTGCTCTAGCTCGGCGAATTCAAACTCATCCCAACCAAGACCTTCGATGAGTTCTGGGTAAAAATCACCTATTTCAAGTATTACTTCATTGAGTAAATCTTGCTCGGTATAAC